TGCCAGTTGCGTCTGCTGCTTGTTGCGTCGCTGCTGCTGATACGTTTGCAGTTCTGCATGTCTGTCTTGTCAGTTCAGCAGTGATGTTGGTGCGAATCTTGCTGAATATGGATGCCCAATCTTCAACAAAGAAACCAGTGCTCCAACCAGTATCTTCAACACGTGCTGTGTGGTATGCATCTGATCGCACTGCACTTGGAAAACCAACATCATACAACACAGTGTGGTAGTTGCCAGCCCATGCGTTGCTTTCAATCTTAGACATCGGCATGCCAACAAGTGCATCATACATTGCATCAACAAGCTCGATTGATGTCGTGTATGCACCAGCTTCCTTGGTGTAACTCGTGCCAGCAATCTTGGCTGGTGTTCCGCAAAACTCCAATGTCCATGTAACACCACCAGTGCCACGATCGCTGAAGTACAGAAACGTATTCTTCTGCCATCCAACAAGTGGTGCGTATATGTACCGCACTTTGTTCAGCAGTTTGTTTTTCAAATCAGCTGGCAACTTGCTGTACACCAGATTGATTGTCATTTGGTCTGGTGACTTCAACCCATATGGCAGTGAATCAAACTTCGATTCAATAGCACCAATTTCAATTGCAGTTGACTCTGCACCCGATAACATAACACGCGTTGACGATAGTGTTGCATCATATGGCACGATGTCCAAACGAAAGCGCCAGCCAGTTGTTGGTGACGTCCACTCTTTGCGATACTGTGTAGACATCAGCGCAATCCCTTCACTCGCAACTGCAATGTCACTGCATGATTGCCAGCACTCTTGTTGACGGATTCACTGACAGATTCAATGACAACTGGCATGACATTGCCAGCTGTTGCTGGGTATCTACGTGTGCCACCTTGCATCGACACCCACAGCTTTGGCTTTTCAGTCAACCAATCAATAAGTGTTTCCCAATCATCAAGATCTGGTGTTGTCGTTGCTTCGTATTGGTATGGATACAACTCGACTGCGAACACATCACGAACAGTGCCAGTTGTTTCGACCCATCCAGATACGTCAGTCAACAATTCAGCATTGTATTCTTTCGTGTTGGACGGTGCAACGATATACGCTGTGGTGCTTGCATGCGTTGTTGGCAGTGCGCTTGTTGCGCATTGTGTGTAACTGACAGTTGCAAGATCGGTATCAGCACGGTAAAACGTTGCTTTCCAAAGATCACTTGTCATCGTCGTGTCTTTCTGAAATTGGCTTTGTTGATCTGTCGTATCACTGCATCCTTGTCTGCACTGACTACCACTGTTGTTGCTGTCTTCTGCAACGTGTCCATTGCTTGCAACTGTTCACGCATTGCACGCACTTCATTCACCACTGGCTGTATGTCAACAGCGTTGTATGTATTGGCAACTGATTGCGAATAGATACCACGCTTCATTTCATCCACAACACCAATGCGGTTCTGCTGCAACATCTGCTGAATAGCTGGGAATGATTCAAGTGGTTTGTTTGCATATAGGTGTTCCAACAATCCACGATGCTTGCGTGTCATTGTCTGTGGTGCAACAAACTCTCCCTTGTGCACAACGCCAGCGGGTTCATACTTACCACCAGCACCAGTAAAACCACCATCAGCAAATGAAGCAAGCGCAGCAGATAGCAATGCTTGCAATCCAGCAACGGCAGCGAGACCAGCGATCTGACCAAATGGTGGCGGAATGATTGAAGAAAACAATGCAACGATCTGTGGTGTGTATATAGCAAGCAATGACTTTGCAAGATCGCCAGCAATAGCTTTCAATGCATCACCAACGTTTTCACCAGCAGCAATCAAAGACACAAGTTGTGCAGCGCCAGCAGTGGCAAAGTTTTCAATTGCTTTGGTGCGCTTTTCAGCAGCCTTTTCTTCCTCATCTGCAATCAGTGTCTGCTTTGCTTTGGCATCAATCTGATCATCGTTGCGTATTTCTTCAATGCGCGTGTAGATCTTCTTTTCTTCTGCCAGTGTGTTCTCTGCTGCTTTCTTCTGTTCGCTGGATAGGTTTGCAAACAGCTGTGAAAATGCTTGTTTGCTTGCTTCACCAAGATTGTTTAGAAATGAAAACGCAGTTTCAACACCTTGCTGCAAACCATCAACTGCATCTTGATACGATGTTTCACCAGCACGGAATGATGCAAGCACAGCATCATTTGCTTCGCGCAATTCATCAAGCTTTTGCTGTGCATCTTCTGTGTCAATGTTGACTTCAATGCTTGACAAACCAGCAACAAGCATTTCAAGTGACTGATCAAGCAAATCAATTTCATCTTTCGGCAGCTCAATTTTTTTCAGTGTCTTCTGCGTGAACTCCAATTCTTTCTGCAACCCACGCAAGCGCACTTCTGCTGATGGAATGACAAGTTCTGGTTGTATTGCTGGCAACGCACGTTCTGCCTTGCCAAGCAACACAAGCAAATCGTTGTAAAACTCGTTTGCAGCTTTTGCATCAGGTCCGACAATCTTCGTTGCAATTGCAAAACCTTCTGTATCTGTCTGTGCTTTCAACAACGTATTGGCTGCATCAAGCAATTGTTTTGCATTCTGTGCAGTCACTTGCTTCAATTGTATGTCTGCTTGCTCCTTTGAAAGCTTGCCAGATGCAACTTGCCTTTCAATCAATTCTTGCTGTATGACAAGTGCAGCTTGTTGTGCTTTGCGTATTCCGTCAATTGATTCTTTGACTTTATCAAACTCTGATTTGACTTTACCAGCTGCACCAGCTCCCTTCTTGCCAGTGTCAGCAAGTGTCTTGTTCAGCTCTTGTGCATTCTTTGTTGTATCACCAACTGCATTGGATGCATTGCCAGCTTCATCTGCAACTTGCTTGACTGCACCAGCAGCATCTTTGAATCCGAGCGCCTCCTTTACAAAGTCAGGCAAGATGGAAACAAAATCCATGAATGCTTTTTTGACTGCACCAAACACACTGTTTAGAAGATCAAACGATGATACCCATTTGCCAACTGCTGACACAAGTCCAGCAACGCCTTGCACAAATCCACTGATCAAACCAACAATGCCAGTGATCAAACCAGATACAACTTTCAACGCACCGTTCAATGCAACAGCAAACAAACGCACAAGCACTTCAATCACTGGCACAAGTATCTGCACAAGCAGTTGCACCAATGGCGCAAGTGATTTTGCAAGATCAGCAACGGATGCAACAACAGTGTCAATGATCGGCCCCAATGAATCACCAAGCGCATCAATAACTGGTTGCAATGCTTTCAACACAACACCAACAACATTGGCAATGATGCCAAGCGTAGGTGCAAGGCCAGTCACAAGACGTTGAATCAGAGCACCAACGGTGCCAGTCAACTGTGCAATGACAGGGCCGATTGCATCAAACACTTGCAACAACACTGGTGCAAGTGATTCAAATGTTTTGCCAAGTGTAGTGCCAAGTGTTGCCAGCACGGGGCCGATTGTTTCAACAAGCTTGCCAATCACGGGGCCGATCTGTTGAATCAGTGGCGTGATGGCTGCACTGATTTCAGTGATTGCTGGACCGAGCGCATCCATGATTGCAAGGCCAGCCTCTTCGAATCCTCTTGTAAGAGTGTTCTTCAGATTCTGAATAACTGCATCAGGGCCTTGCGCTTGTGATTCAAGTGTTTCGTATGTGCTGCCAAGCTCCTTGTTCAGTGCAATGACTTTTTCAGCTGGCGAAATATTCGAGCGCAAAGTATCAGCAAGCTGTGGGTATTTCTTCGCAAGATTGTCAATAGCAGCAGCGCCTTCAGGATCAGCCAAACCACGTGACAATGCTTTGATAACAGCTTCACCTTTGACAGCGCCGCCAGACAATGATTCAATACCAACTGCTGCTTTGGTCAAATCTGTGTTCAGCTTGCCACTTGCACCAGCCAAACCAGCTGCTGCTGTCGAAAGTTCATCAACACGTTTGACATCTTGCCCAAGTGAATTGGCAAGTGCAAGATTTGCCTTCGTTGTTTCTTCAATAGCTGCTTGCACGTCTTGCACACCAGCTTGTGCAAATGCAACTTCGAGTGAATCACCAAGTTCATCACCAGCCATTGCACCTTCAAACAAGTTTGTTGCCAGCTTGCTGATACCAGCAAATGCAGCACCACCAAGAGCACCACCAATAATTGAAGACAGGCCACCAACCTTGCTGCCAAAACCATCAAGTGCGTTGTTCGCGCCTTTGGTATCAACATCAACAACAACACTTTCAACACCAGACAAACCATCAATCTTGTCTTCTGCTGTATCAACTTGTGATGTGTCAACATCAATGCGCACTTTCTTTGCGCCCAATGAACCAAGCACTTTGTCAGCAGCACTTGCTGCTTTCATCAGTGCACCAGAGTCAACACCTAACTTGACAACGAATTCGGAAACTGCCATTGCTCATCAAAGGCCGTACTTGCGGCGTGTGTTCTGTAAAACGTACTCGTGTTCTGTAATGAATCGTGCTGGCCTGCGCATCGTCACTGCTTTGTGCAGCAATGATATTTTGACGAACTCTGCATAGTCCATCTCAATGATGTCGTAGAAACTGACACGCAAGACATCAACGTATTGCAGTGCCATTGCTTCTGCATGGTGTTCAGATGGTACGTGGTAGTCATCCAAGTAATTGCGTTCCGTCTGTTTTTCATTTCCGCGTTCATCCTTTGGGTTTGTCGTTGCAATAGGCCACTGTTGGTAACACCATGCACGCCACAACGTGTCATTGGTACTGACCGCAAAAGGAGTCAATAAACGCTGCCACCTCCCCAGCATCAATGTCTTGCCAGAAGTCACTTTCAATTGGTTGATCAATCAGTGCAAGTGTTTCACTTGGTGTCTTAGTTCTATCTACGATTTGACGCACAATATCAACACCAGCAATCAGTGCTTCGATCGTTGTTGGATATGCACCACTGTTGAACGTCACAAGCTTTGCAAGTTCTGGTGTTGATACCAGCAGTTGCTGCACACGCTGTGCACACCAATTGCGTGCTTCATCAATTGCTGCATCACGGTCGAATGCTGGTGCATCTGCAACTTCTGCATGGTCGCGCTTGTATGCATCTTCGTTTTGGCGCACTCGTTCAATGATTGTGGTGTTGTTGTAATTGCCATTCGTTGTCACATACATATTCAGCTCAGGAAACTTCTGCAATGCAGTCTTCCATACAGCAAGTTGCAAACCGCTGTTTGTTTGCTTGGCAATCTCATTGATACGTTGTATCAATTCCTTTGCCTTGTCGACATTGCGCAGCTTGACTGCAAATGGATATGCTGCATATACTTGTCCCTTGAAAGTAAACAACTCAGACCTCGCGATTGTGTGTGAAATAGTTGACAATAGGAATTGCAATTGCATAGTCACCAGCGACAATGACCGCACCAGTTGTCAACAGCAATGCAGCTGGTGCAATGATGCGTGCACGATCTTGTGCAGCTATGCAACCAGCATAGCCAAGCACCATTGCAGCATAGAGTGTTGCGTTGTTCCAAACCAAACCAATGATTGATGCACCCCACGGAAGCAACCATACTTGCCATGTCTCCAATGTTGTGCGGTGCTTCGCAATAGCTGACTTGATTGGGTTGCGCAACCATTCAATTTGTTGTTCATCTGGGTGTGGTTCTCTTGTCAGTCGCAAGTGCAGATAGCACATGCCAGCAAAGCACAGTGCAATCAGCACAAGCACAATGGGCATTGATGCAGACAGATACAATGCCAGCCACAATGCAGCACGTTCGTGCAACATCGGTGCAATCCCAATCAGCATCATGCCAAGCAAGATGTTGTCAGCACCAACAACAGCACCGATTGCGATATATGCAAGCATCGGAATATCAAGCAACACAGGCCATGCAATAGACTGTCGAATTGTTGGCAAGCAGAGCACACCAGCAGCAACAACTGTACCATCAACACCATGCTGTTGAGCAAACGCGTGTGTTGCCAATGCAAGCGCCATGTATGACACTGCATGCAGTGCACGCCATGATGCAACGTTTGGCAACAGTGTTGCAAGTTGACGCATAGCATAGGGGCACGGCACGTGTGCACCGCGCCCCATTGCTAAATAGTAGCCACCATCTGGTGTCAGTATTGTTTTTCGAATACCCAACCCAAAAATGTAAAGTAACACCGCTATGATGGCTGTTGTGATCATCCGAAAAACACAGCTCCGTACTTGCGTGTTGTGTTGTTCAACGATTGCGATGCAGCAGTGACAAGCACCGATGCAAAGTATGTTGATGCAATCGTGATTGGTGTTTCAATTGCTTGTGCAACAAACGAAAGTGTTGGCTTGTTGTACACGTTGCCAGATTGGTTCCAGCTGCCAGATGTCTTCTGTGCAACACCAAACATGTGAAATGCCTTTTGCTTTCCAACCGATGTGCCAGAGCCTGACACAAGACCGCCCTTTACAATCACATACAGCGGAGTGCCAGCAGATGCAGCACCAAGCATTGACACGCCGTTTTCAAACGTGATATCTTCTGGTGTTCCAGCAGCGCCAGCAGTTGGACGTGCGTAGTTTTCAATGAATGTGTTTAGTGCTTCATCATCAGCCAGCTGATTGATTGTCACTGTTGCAACGCCCTGATCATCAAACGCAACATCAGTATCAATCTGATCTGTGTTGGTGTAGACTGGCGATGTTCCGACTGACGGTGTTGTACCGTTTGTGGCTGTGTACACATAGAGTGCACGACCGCCGCTGATTACATAACCTGCCATTGGTCATGATCCTTTCAATTCAAGATATGTGTTTAGGTTATTGCGCAGTACGTTGGTATAGTAGTCAGGCAGATACGTGCGATCTTCTGCGATCTGCTGGCAAAGCATAATCACATTGCGACCCATCTTGGCAGTTAGGGTTGCAGAGTCTACAACATATCCAACATGGTACACACCAATGTCAGCTTCAATTACTGTGAATCCAGCGTCTTTGATTTGCGGTTCAATCTGTTCATGCACTTTGCCACGCCACTGAATACCCACAGCTTTGCGATGTGCACGACAGTGCGGAACAGCATAGAACGCACCGCGCTTGTTTTCTTCGTATGGTGGTTGGTAACCATAGCAACCAACCATGACACCACCAACACCTTGTGGTAGCTTGGTGATTTCAAGAATGTTGTTGTGCTGCCATGTCATCAGTCGATCATCAGTGTCAATCCAAAAACACCATTCACGATCGCACAATGACAGTGCAGCATTGCGAGCAGCAGAGAAATCCCAGCTGCCATAATTGTAAGTAGCAAACACGTATTCAATGCCATCAATCACTTCGCGTTTGTCCACTGTTAGTGTATGCTCCTTGCATCCAGCTTGGTGCACGGTGTTGACAAGCACGCACTGCACACCAGTTGGTAGCGTGTCCAGCATACCACGTAAATAGTGCGCATCTTCTTTGCGTGTGATTGTGTAGAATGACAGACTGTGCTGATCGTTCTGCACAGTTGCATTGCTTTGTTGTTCAATGTCACCCACAAGCAGTTGCTTGATGCTACCCATTTTCGTTCTCATATTGTGTAAACAATACCAAGTCCTTTGCCCCATCTTCATCTTCTGCAATCACACAACCATTGACTGGCAATTCAATTGTGTTGCCCAGTGATGATTGATATATGACGTTGCACACGCCGTGTATTGCTTGCCAGTTCTGCAATTGGTTGATCAGCTGTGCAGTTGTCATGCCCAGTGTCCAAACGAAAGTGTTACATCACAGTCAGCTTCAATCTTGTTGTCACCATTGTCAACATGTCCACCAACCAGTGTCACGTTTGCAACATGTATTGCTGTGGTGGTTCCATCGGTGTGTGTTTCATACACACTGATCGGTATGCTTCTGATTGCTTTTTCAATCTTTGCAATCGTGTCTGCATACGCTGCAAATGACTTGCCAGTTGGTGAAGCAGTCTCACTGCTGACTGCAACATCAGACCAGATGCGAATGGTGCACGTACCATCAACAATGCGCATGCTTTCCAGCATCGTGCCACCAGTTGTCTGCACAATAAATGGATAGACAATCGTGCGTGTTGCAGTTGGTTGCTGTGATTTATTCAGCACCTTCTGCACAGTAAACGTTGGTTCACTTGCAAGTGCAGTGCGCACGGTGTCAATGAAGTATGACAGTTTGTTTGCTGATGGCATTGTCAACTTTCCAATTCTTTTCTGATGCGATCCAACAAACGTGGTATCTGTTGTTTTGAAAACGCTGCAAATCCCGGCCTTAGATAAGGGCGTGCTTTGATTTTGACAGAACCACGAAGGCCTGTGCTGCCACCATACTCGTGAATACGAGCATACGGAACAACACCAATGTCAATACCGTACTTGATTTCAAGACGATCATTGACAACATCAACCTTGCTTATGTTGCCCTGTTCACGTGGTGCAAGTGCACGACCAAGTGTGTTGGTTTGGAAACGCAGTTTGTTTGTTTCATTGATTGGTGCACGCAACGATAGTGCACCAAACTGCTGATCGCGGAAAGGGCCTGAACCAATATCTTCACCCATTTGTTCAATGGTGAATGCATACAACTCATCTGGTGCAGTCTGAATGAACTGCTTTACAATCTCACGAATGCGTCGTGCTTTCTCTGCAAATGGTGATGCCATCAGATTACCATCAGCCGATAGCGTTGCAGTTTCTCAGTAACGATTGGGCGCATGCGCATGATTGCCTTGCTGAATGTCGTGCCACCTTGACCTTCTGTAACTGCTGACATTCCGAAACGTTCTGATTGTCCAGCGTAGGGTGTCTCTAAATACAGCTCCTTCACCAGCTCATATCCAGCAGCAAGAATGTCAGCTGGCACTGTGTTAGCAGTCCAACCAACATTGGCTGTGAACTCGTATTCAACGTGTGGTGTGAATCCATCAGCATACCAGAGTGCAGCGCCGTGGTAACGTGGACGCACTGCATACTTGCTTGCATCAACTGTTGTCCATGCAATTGTTGGGTCTTCTCTGTATCGCAGTTGCGTTGCTGTCAATGGCACTGTGTACAGCAAAGCATGCTCGACTTCACCAATGCCATCCCAGTACATAGCAAGTGACTGCTGTTCAACTGGTTGACTGATGATGCCATCAATCTCATCTTCTGCTGCTGCAATCATTCGTGCAATAATCGCATCCATGCTGGTGTCAGCAGAATCAATGCGCAGCCAATCAGACTTGACAATGCTGGTTGTAAGATATGCCATTACGCTTGCGCCTTCAACAGTTCAAATGCGAGTTGATCTTTGTCATTCATTTTCTTTGGGAGCACGTAAGCAATCACACGTGCAACGCGATACTTGCGTACGTTCACAGCATCATCTTGATTGCCACCAAGTACAGACACGTGTGATGCATCGTGCCCTTCGTAGAAACCAACGTGACCACCACCAGTGCGTGTCATGACTACGATGCAGCCAGTAACTGGCGTTGCAATCTGCACACCCCACTTCGCCCACGATCGTGCTGCTGCTGACTTGGTTGGTACATAGCCAGCTTTGTGAATGCACCAATTGACAAACGATGAACACCACGGCACTTCATCATCAGTTGCACGCAACGTGGTTGTGCTGTGGTATTCAACAATTCGCGGATTGTCTGCAATGCCTTGCAACTCCTTGACACCAAGTTCACGTCTTGCGATTTCGTACCATGTGAAGTTGTGCATTGCAGTGCTCGTGTTGTGGTGTTAAAAAAAGGGCGGACGTTCTGCGCTATCACGGGGTAGATATACATGGGGGGCTATGTTGCGCACGTCCGCCCCGTTGAAGTTACTTGCTCTTGTCAGGCATCAACCAAGACTGCACAAGATCAGCAATTGCAAACAGTGCTGCTGTGATCAATGCTTCTGTGATGTTACCAGTGCTGATACCAAAGATCGTCAACACACTGAACACTGCTTTGACGATACCAGCAATTGTTGTTTTCCAGTCCTTCATGACGTAACCTTTTACGATTGTGAAAATGATCGGTGTCAATGTCGTAATCAAACGCACGTTGCGTTTCGTGTCTTCCCATGCAAGCACAAGCTTCTCCGTATCTGTCAGCTCCCAAAGCTTTTCAATCTCAGCACGTGCAACTGTGTTGTCAATCGGTTCAGCGAATCGCCCTTCGTAGGGTGTCAATCCTTCGCGTCGTACCATCGGCACGCGAGTGATCTTCACTTCGTTCAATCCATTGGATTCGGTATTCATGATCTGACACTTGCGATTGTAAAACATCCAGCTTTGTCACTGTCTCTTTCATGTCAGCAAGATTCGTTTTGATCACTGCCATGTCTTCACGCAATGCCAGCACTGTACTGAACAGAGCACCACCCATTGCAACCACAACACCAGCTGTGATACCAAGCATCCACTTTGTGAAGTTGTCTTGCATCATCAGCCCTTTGGAAACTGGGCTTTGATTGCAATGCGCTTTGCATGGATTTCAGCCAGCTGTGCACGATACTTGGTCACTGCATCCATGTCATTGGTAGCAATACCCAATTGGTATTCCATGCATAGTTCAATTGTCTTCTGCATGTCAATGCCAGCGTTCTGGTATGCTTCCAATCGTTTGACGTGGTATGGTGGTTCGAAGAATCCAGATGCAACAAGTTCATTCCACTTTGCAACACATTCATCAAGTGTTGGTATTGGTTCGTTTGGATCAATCCAAGTTGCAACCATTGATTCGTAAGTGCGATGTGATAACGCACCACGCAAACCAAGTTCATTTACAACAACTGCAAAATCTATCATGAGAATTGCCCCGATTGTTTGTAGCCTCTGGCATTGAACACACGAACGTAGATTGTAGAGTTTGCAGCATTCCATTGTGCACGGAACTGCAATTGAATATCAGATGTGAATGTAGCAGCATAGCTGCCAGTGGTACTGATATTCCAGTACGCACTGTTTGTCCAATTGCCACCAGCAACAGCGCCGAATGTTCGTTGCTCAGTAGCTAAGGCCGTGCGAATGTTTGAACCCTGTCGATAGAAATACTGACGTAAAAACGTGTGTGTGTTTGTGCCTGTAATTTGTCCAGCTGTGTACGTACTGCGTTGCACGCCAGATGTGTAGATTGATGTCGTAAGATTTGCAGTTGAGCCAGTCCCATTGTTGATGTGCAGCAATGCTTCGATGAAAACGATTTCATTGTCAGCCCATGTGTTGGCTGGCACAGTCAACGTGATGATTGATGTGTCGTTTGTTGTGTTCTCGGCATCTGCTGTTGTGACTGTATATGTTGTGTCACCACCTGCAACACTTGCCCATGTCTGATCACCACGCAAGTACGTCGTGCTGTTTGCAGTGCCAGTACCAAGACGAGCAGTGGCAACAGTGCCAGATGTTATTAGACTTGCATCATGATTGCCAATGGCAACTGTCAGTGTTTCGTTGCCGCCATTGTTGTTCTCAGTTAAGCCAATACCAGTGCCAGCAACCAGCTTGCCATTCAAGTAGCCAGCTGTTGTGTCATTCACAGAGACACGCACTTTGTCATCAGTATCAGTGACTGTGTTGGTAACAATTGGATTCTCTGGATCTGTGTTGTCAATGCTGATACCAGTGCCAGCAACAACTGTCTGCACACCACCACCAGCAACGCCATTGTTGTTGATTGATTCAATCATGCGTTGTCGTCCCTCTTGACACGGAATGCTTGCCAGTAGCAACTTGGGTTGTTCTCAATTGCAATCAGTTTGATCGTTGTGCCAAGACCAACATCAACACGATATGGCGTATCCTTGTTAAGCTTGAAACCAACTGACGTTGTTGGTGCGCTGCCGTCAAACGTGATGCGCATATCATGTTGATGGCACTCGATCAAAATGAAATCGCTGTCAGCTGGTGGTGTAATTGTGACGGCAGTGTGATTGCTCAATGCTTGCGTTTGCATCGTACCAACACGAATGCCAGTGAAACCAGTGATGCCCATTGTTTGTGTCTCCTGATTGAAGTTGACTGGGGTGCGCAGTGCACCCCAATCAGTTTCAACTGTTAGACATTCAGAACAGCAGCAACGCCCTTGCCAGTAGCATCGAGTGACTGGTTGCCAATCTTGCCAGCATTGTACTGCGCAGCAAGTGCAACACCAGTTGTGCCATTGCCAGCGACTGCAACAAGTTGCAGATAACGCTTGCGGCCTTGCGTGTTGATCTCAAATGAAAAGATCTTGTTGTCATCCGTTGCAGATGGGAGTGATGAACCATTTGCACCGTAGACAAGTCCAGTGATGTCAGCACCAGAAGACAGTGTTGTTGCATCTGTTTTGGTGTCTGACTCTTGCACCTTCAACGTTGTCATTGCAATGTCAGTTGTGCCAATGACAACATCAATGTTGACATAATCAACACCAGCTGTATCAATAACATATGACGTTGCAGTTGCATTGTCAAGTGTCTGTGGCAGAATGGCAATGCCCTTCTTTGCGTGTTGTAGTTGTTCCATTGCTTTTGATCCTTAGTTCTTAGTGATAAGAGCAGCAACCGAACCACGCTTGCGGTTTGCAGCAGTTGCATTGTAGTTGCCAATGTCGTGCACATTGATGTCGAAGCGCTCTGTTGTAACAACTTCCCAGATCTGTGTACGAATGTTCTTGTCAGTCTCCACTGTTGTTGCCTTCAAATCACCGAAGTCAACAGCGTTTGACATAGAACCGAAGTAGACTGGAATGTCATTTGCAGCAGACTCGGTTGGCATTGTTTCTGCAAACACAACAGGGTATCCATCAAAGCGCTCTTGTGGAACACCATTGACAACTTCCGTTGCTGTTGCGCCACCAGCTGCATATGCAGCCTTTGCCATCACATCAAAGTAGAATTGCGATGTTGTGAAGTAAGCATAGTCATTGCCTTGTCCCTGACGAACCTTACCACGAAGTGATGCGAGCGCATCGCGTGTGATACCAGACCATGCATTTGTTGGTGCAACAACTGCGCTTGCAAGCTTTGCCTTGTCAGCATCAGATGTCCATGTGCCACCAGCGTTTTCAAGTGTCTGCTGGAATGCATAGCGCAGACCCATCACACCACCGTGTGTGCTTGTGCCATCACCGACGAACAAGCACTTGTCTTCCTTGTCAGCAAGTGCGTATGCAGCTTCGCGTGTGATCTCATCAACTACGTTGACAAGTGCATCATCAGCAAGTTCATATGACACGAATGTGAGGTGACCAAGCTTCTTTGCAGAGAGCGTTGTGAAACCATAGCTCAGATCAGATGCAGTAGGTGCAACACCTTCACTGACGAAGTACACATTCTGATCACCATTGATCTTGATGCGCTTGTGTGTTGCAGAAGACATTGGTACTACGCGTGCGTACTGGCGAGCAATACCGCGTGGCTCCTTCAATGCCCAGATTGCATCTTCCCAGAAGTCAGGCACAAGCACGCCAGCGCTTGCATCATTGCCTTCTGTCATTGTCTTGAATCCAACGCCATTGTCAACACACCACTGGTATGAAGCCTGATCGCCACCAACGGCCTTCAGAAACTTACCAACCTTAAATGCATCTTCGTTGCTCTTGAAATGCTTTGCGTTGTGGCGTGTCTTCACACTGATCTTTGGTGTTGACTTTGTGCCAGTAGGCAGTGCGTTGCTTGGTGCGCTCCAATCAGCTGACTTGATACCAGCGACAGCAGCACGTGCAGCAAGCTTCTTCTTGCGGATGTTGTCAAGCTTGGTGATCTTCTCAGTGATTGCAAGAACTTGGTCAGCAGAGAGTGCTTCTGCTGGTGCTTCTGTTGAATCATCAGATGCTTCTGCTTGTGTAAGTGCAAGCAACCCATCACGTACTTGTGCAAGTGTTGCAGCCATTTCTTCTGGTGTTGCATTTGGATTCGCAAGCAGCGCATCCAGCAATGCAAGGATTTCTTCCATTGTCATAGGTCGAGACCTTCTAAATAGTTTTTCAATACGATGTTTTGAAGTTGTGATGAAGCATGCGTTTTGCCCTCTTCAGTTTTAGGACGTGGTGCAGCTTCATCAAGAATGTGCATGATCTCTTTGCGTGCCTTGCCCAATGCATCTGCCAATGCAGAAAGCGCAAGCACATTGCGATTGCTCAACACGCGTCCTGCCTTGACACGCATTGCAGCACGTGCTTTGGTAGCTGCAACCGCTTCCATGATTTCCGTTTCCAGCAAATCAATGCGATCGTCAAAACCAGCTGACTTCACTGCAAGCAGCGACGTTGCTGGGTTAGCACCCACAAGCACTGGTGACCATTCGTGCAATCGCACTTCATAGAGTTCACGCACGCCATCTTTGTACCCATCGGTCACCACTTCGTAACCAATGGAGAACTCGCGGAACAATCCGCGTTTGATCTTCAGATATGTTTCCCATGATGATGGGATATCTTCAAAGAATTGACCACGTATGTACAGACCACCAAGATGCTTGATTGCATCTGGCAATCGGTTGTCACCAGCAGCCAATTCTTCAACATCAATCGTTGTTGCAACTGGGTTGTTCCAATCATGGGAAAGCACGCCAGTTGGTAAGCCATGCGCAAGTGACTTGGTGAATGCACCAGCCATCACGCGTTCGTTGTAGCTGTCGATGTTACCGAACACAGATACGACGGCTTCGATAATGCCTTCGTGCTGTGCCTTCACATCTGCATACATGGTTTTGGTTTCTCTTTTCACGGTGCGAATCTATACAAATAGTTTGGGAAATACGCAAGCAAAATGTGCAACTATCGTGCCTGTCTGTCAATATTCTTTCGGCGAACTGGACGCAACACGCAACGACAGCGGACAACTTCACCAGCTTCTGTACCGATGCCCGGCCCTTGCAACGTGCCGTTGAACTTAGCACCCATTTCAACCCACTTGCCATCAAGAGCACGATGTGATTCACGCACGCGACCATCACGGCGTGTTGTCCATACCTTCACAATTTCGTTCTGCTTGTCAAGTTCATCTTCATTCAGTGCAGACCATGTTGATGTTGCAATCTTGGTACTTGATGCACGTGCTTGCGTTTGTGCAATTGCTTGTGCACGTGATTGCTTCAACGTGTCAAACTTTTCCAGCAGCTTCTTTTCAATGTCTTCTGCTGATGAACCCGACATGCTCGCAACAGTATCTTGCACTTCTTGCTGAATAGTGCCAACACTGTCTGTGATGTTTGCAGCCATATCCTTGTTCAGATCAGCAACGATCTTGTCAAGCTCACTTTCAACGCTGGTGAAGTCTGCATTGACTTCTGTCACTGCCAGCTTCATGATTTGCTTTGCAAGATTCTTGCGCCATGCACCAGTGGCCTTCATGTACTGATCAATCAGCAGTTGCATCTTTGGATCGTTCTGCTTTGTGTCATACTGTGCACCAGACTTTGTTGCGTTGTTGATCAACACTTTACCAATGCCTTCAATCAACTTGCTGGTATCAGTTTGCAGTGACTTGCTGAATGTCACAATTGTATCGTCCATTGATTTCCAGAACGCTTCTGCTTTCAAGTCAGTGCTTTGATCAATCTGGCCTTCTGTGGGGTATTCAACTGGTTGCCACTTTACATCTTGCACAAGCTCTGTTGCAGTCTGCTTGCGTGCTGCATCCTTGCCATTCAACGCCAGCACAGATTGCTTTGCTGACAATGCACCAAAGGCTGGTGCTGGTGCAACAAGATTGTATGCATAGTTGTCGCCACCTTCTGTTGCTGGTGGATATCCCAGACGCTGACGTGCTTCATTGACTGTTACCAAGTTAGCGTTGAACGTTGCAACAACTGGATAGATAACCGCATCTGGATCTGACTGCAAAGCACCAATGTTGCTGGTGTCAAACTCGACATCAACTTCTGGGTATTCATTTGCAAACGATAGTTCAACTTGTTCTTCCCATGTGTTCCAAGTTGGTACACGTGTCAGCAACGTGTATTCTTGAAACGCCGTTTGCATGTTGCTGTATGTGCTCGACTGCAAACCAGCCATCGTCATTGCTACCGATGGATGCACACGATAGATACCACAGATCGCAGTTTCGTATTGCGCGAATTGCGTGCCAGCTTCCATCTTGCTAACGTCCAAACCCATCTGTGTGTAAGACATACCAGAAGGCAGAACGATTGGCTTACCACGATTGCGACCAGTGGTGTTGGTTTGGAATTGCTCTTTCAATGACTCTGCTTGCTGCTGGTTGATTGTCTGCTGAACAGACAACACGCCAGATGGAACGCCGTTGTTGCGAAGGTAGCTGTACAGCGTTTGCATCAATTCGTTGTATGTATCAATGTTGATACCAGCAGCACGGATTGGTGAGATACCCAGAATCGGGTTCAACGGATCAATGTAGTAAGACCGAATGTGAATGATGTCGCGTGGATCAATCTCTTTTGATACGTTGTCGTATTGGTATTGGTAGTAGTCAACCCACTGGCCTGACTCGCTAATCGGCACGATGTGCCCACTGTGATATGGTCGTAGTTCAATTACTTGACCATACACGTTGCGTACCTTGTGAATGTACGCATTGCCACCAATGTCAACGTATGTGCTGACGTATTGCCAGAACATACTTTGTGACATGTCCTTGTTTGGCCTGCGAAACAAACGTGTCAATGGATGCTGTGGTATGATCTCTTTTGTGATCGGATCAACAGCAGTCAATGGTGGTTCATTCAGAGTCTGTGCACGCGTTGCAATGCAAGCAAGCACCACTTGATTGAGATACGCGTTTGCTTGCTGTTCAAATGCACGCCTGTCTGGTGCAGCAAAACGATTGCCAGTTGTTGACATGATCGGCATGCCAGTTGATTTGACAGCCCAATTCAGTACGCTGTCACGGATGGTGTCTAATAATCCCATTATAGTGCAATGATTTCAAGTTTGTTTTGAAGTGCGTTGACTGCATACACAAGTGCATCAACTGTATCATCATGTTCGCCATTTGGAAAGTTCAGCAGTTCATCTTCGAAGTACATCGGCAAACCACGTGTCAAGTGCAAGTAGCCATGTTCAATCTTGCCTTCAACTGGCATGAACCGTGCAAGCTTGTCACCATGTGGTGTCACTGGATCAATTGGAAGCATCGTGGTGCGCATCAACTCTTGTGCAACGTATGCTTGTGCTTGCACCTTTTCAATTGCGATCGTTGTGGGGTTCCACTTGTCTGCATACATCTTGATAGTGTGCAGAATGTCGTTGAACGTTAGGTGCTCTCTGTACACATCAAGGACGTGCACATTGCCAGTAGTGTCTTCACCAACAACAACGATCGCAGTGAAGTCAGCTTCATTCTTCATTGACACTGCCAAGTCAACACCCATTGCAACACGTGCAATCGTTGGTGCGGTGCTGTAACGCAACCATTCACGCTTGACGCGTGCACCTTCAACGTCAACATATTCAGCGAGCCATTCTTGTCGCCATGCGCTGGTTGGTAGATTCTTGCGCTGGCGTTCTATCTCTGCTGCTTTCAAGTGTGGGTTGCGGTGCTCTGATGTTACTGGTATGTGGATGCATGCCCAATCAGGATCACCACGGTTGTCATCTTCCAAGCGCTTGAAATAGTTGTTGCCTTTTGGCGTGCTGAAAAAGTATGCATCACCTTCTAAGTCAGCCAGCGTTGCGCTGATCACATACAGCCATGCATCTTCTAAGTTGACACTGTGTGCAGCTTCATCAATGATCACACGTCCGTAGTGGTTGCCACGCATGCCATCAAAACGGTGCAGACCAAAGAAATGGATTGCAGCACCAGTGACCAGTTCAATGACACCATCTTTGATTTTGATGTTGCTGATGATCGGTGACAGACCGTGCACGCATTCAACCCAGCGCTTTTCATATTCAGTGGCTGTGGGCATGATGAATGCAGAAGGCAAACCATTGCAACCAGCTTCTGCCAACAAGTTGTATGACAGAACAGACTTGCCAAAACGACGGTGACAACGGATGTGATTGAAACGCTTGCGTTGCGAAACAATGAATGACTGCCCACTATGCGGATTCGCGTCAATCGCTCGCATCGTTGTCTGCTGTGCTATCTGTTGCAATGATCTGTGGTGCGCTTCCCCAATTGAATGTGATGCGCTTGTTGGTGTCTGTCTCTGCTTTGATCTCCTGTTTGTCAGACTGTCCAAGCACTTGCTTGCCTAACCATATCAGCATGGTGACGTTGCCAGCAAGGGCAACATCCCACTGCTTGCGACGCAATGACATCTTGCCAACTGATCTGCCTTCTGTCAATACATCTTTGAAACGTCTTGCAAGTGTATCATGTGAGCACCCAACGATGTGTGCTATTTCTTCGTTGGTGCATCCGATTGCAGCAAGTTTCTTGACTTGCTCTGGGTTGATGTCAATTGGTGGCCTTGCCATATCAGATCTTCATCTTGCTTCCACAGTGTGGACATAGTTGCACATCATCATCTGGTGCTTGCTCTGCATCGACTTCATCAGCCATCAGTTCAGCCAGTTCATCAGCACCAAAGCCAGTCATTGCCACATCGTAACCATCAGCATGCAGCGTGTCAAGTTCAACACGCAATAATTCTTCATCCCATCCAGCATCAAGTGCAAGACGGTTGTCAGCAATCACGTATGCACGTTTCTGCTGTTCGGTCATGTATTCCAATCGCACCACTGGCACGGTGTCCATTTGCAAGTGTTGTGCAGCCAGCACACGACCGTGACCAGCTATGATTGTACCATCAGCATCAATGAGCACTGGGTTGGTGAATCCAAACTCGCGTATGCTTGCTGCAATACGTTTCACTTGTTCTGGTGAATGTGTACGGCTGTTGCGTGCATACGGTGTCAGTGCTGACAGTTGCACGTATTCAATCTGCTGTTTGTCGGTTTTGGTACGCATTATGCATCCAATGTAAGAAACGTTTGCAGAATTGCGATATGTTTTGTATGCATGTTGCTCTGGTTTCACAAACCAAGATCATTTGCTTTTGTCTTAATTGCGTGCTCGATCCGTGCCCGTGCAATCTCGACGTATTCCGCTTCGCGCTCGATGCCGATGAATTGAAAGCCCTCAAGGATCGCTGCTTTGCCTGTTGAGCCTGAGCCTGTGAAGGGATCAAGTACAATACCGTTGGGCGGCGTTACGAGACGGCATAGGTAGCGCATTAGGTCGGTCGGTTTTACGGTGGGGTGGTGGTTGTGTTTGGGGTTTGCAGTTATAGGATCGTGTTCTTTTACGCCTATACCGTTTCCCATTGTCGGTGCAAAACGCGCCTCCATCCCCTCGCACCCCTCGTCCCTGTCTCGCTTGCTCGCCTTCGCGCAGTAGAAGTACCTTGCTGACTCCCCCATGCCGAAGACGGCCTCATCACTACCATCGTGGATCAGGTTTGCGGGCCAGCGGCCTAATGTGTGCGGTTTTGATACAATACCACCAAGACCTCTGCCGTATTTTCTGTTTTCTTTGTTGTGTGCCTCGTATCCAGCGCCCAGACCTCCGCCTGATTCATTCGCTAATTCGCCTCTTATTTCCACCCTACACCCATCCACATTAATACCCCCCGTCCCCCACTCTAACACGTTGGCGGCTACGGTTGCTGTCAGCGGCTTACGTGCGACGGTAATCGGTTCGAGTGCGGGTTTCAGCGCTGTTCCCCAGCCTTGCCATTGGTCTTTTAAGTTGTGCGACTTTGGGAACCCTGAACCATACACCCACGCGATCATATCACGTATATCAAACCCCGCTTCTTCTATCCGCACTGCCATACGATGCTGCGTACGTGTTCCCGCAAATGCGAGTAGATGTCCACCAGGTTTAAGCACCCGTAAACATTCACGCCAGATGTCTTCACTTGGCACATCATAATCCCATTTTTTGCCCATGAATGACAGGCCATAGGGCGGATCAGTCACCACCGCATCGATGCTGTTATTTGGCATTGTGCGGAATATGTCAAGGCAATCGCCATTGTGCAGTATGTATTCCATTGTTCCACCAAATTGTGAATGTTGCACGCTGCTTGGATTCGAACCAAGATGCACCCCACCATGAATCCGCGCCAACGGTTGTTGGTTGTGCCAGCGTGTTGCTACCTACGATCCCACTCGCATGGTAGTTCATCGAGTTACAGAACCATGTTGCCCCGTGGTAGTTAGTAAATAGTTATTTACGCGTTATGCGTATTGTCTTGCGTCTTCTGATGGCAATATCATTGCAACAACGTCATGCTGAATATGCGAGTAAGCTATGCTGGTTGCAAGATCAGATTGCAGATGTTCAAAAAACAATGTTTCTGATTGCTCTTGTGCAGTCTCTACACCATCAGCATCAACAATGCTCTTGCGTGTGATTATCATGGTTGTTGTGACTTCGTATTGTGGCATGTCATTTCCAGTATGATAATGCAACAGTTGCTGCTGGTGGATATTTCTTTGCCCATTCATCTGCCTTGACTTTGGCGTTGTGCACATCAAGTATTGCCTTGCTGAACGCATGCGCTTCATCAAAGCTCTTGAACTTCTTTTGTTTGATCTCCATGATCTTGACACCCATATCAGTCTGCACCTTTCCAACTACAATCAATCTCCATTCCTGTCCATGACGATTAAATCGTATTGATTTGTTGTGCGCAATGATACCAGACCATATTGCAACGCATCTTTCGACGTGCTCAGATCCAAGTGCGTTGCGATCACCACAACCAATCAGAGCATAGAAACGCTCTGCACTTGCACCAGTCTTCATCGACTGAATACGGTTACGCTGTGCAAGTGTCATGATCTTGCGTGGTGTACGTGGTGGCCTTGCTGGTGGCACGACTGTTGAAAACTTCACAGCGGAACCACCATTGATGTACACTGGCGGTTTCTGTATTATCTCGACTGTCGGAATACCCAGCCAGTCAGCAATGATCTTTTTCCAGCCTGTTACTGGTTTTTTGTGCTTTGTGCTCATTTGCACTTGCTCCATGTGTTGTGAATACCCCTATTGCGCACAGAAACGTGCGCTGTTGCGTTTTTATTCGTCTGGCGTCACTTTGGACAGATACGCGGCTTTGAACGCGTCTACGTCGGTTTGTGACAGTTTCGGCCTATTCGCGATTTCAACCACGTGCTTTGGCAATCCTTGTGGTGCTGTTCGTGCTTGCGTTGGTTGTTGCTGTGCAACACGATCGTTGAACCCCTTGCGCCAGTTCCGTGCTGCTGCTTTCCAATCCTTCATGGGATTGCGTCCGACACGCCAGCCATTAGCGGTGTAGTAATCCGTGAAACGTTGCGCCTCTGCTGCTGGCATGTTCAGTTCAGCAAAGTACGCAATGCACTCTGCATCATCAACTGGCCTTGCGTGCGTGGTGCGCTTGCGCACACTACCACTGTTCTTTTCTTCTTTCTTATTCTGTTCTGTTATGTTATGTAATAGCATAGCATTTGCATCTGGTTTGCATTGCATTTGCATTGCATTTGCATCCCAGCGCTTTGCAGCTGCTTGCTTGCGTCTGGTGCTAACTTCATTGCGTGCCATGATGTTACGTTTAATGCGTTCACACTTCACTTCATCGTTGTCTGTCACTTCGAAAAGACCATGTTGCACGAACATGTGCAGTGCTTGTTGTGCCTCTTGTTGTGACACTCGCATCACCACTTGCAACGAATCTGCAACATCAGCAGTGGTTGCATCTGGTGTGTAGTGCAGCATCTCCACCACGTGCCAGTACAACCCATAACACGCTGCACCACCCTCACGAATCATTCGCATGATCTTGACATCACGTGTTGCGTGGTAGTCATGTGGGAACCATTCTTTCACTGCCATTCCAGTGCCCTTCTGATCGTGTCAATTGTTTCCATCTTGCACAGCTGCTTGGGCTGGCATCTGATAATGCGCCAGCCCATGCATGCAGCTTCGTTGTATTTCTCCATGTCTTTCACGAACCCAGCACCAGTTGTGTGTCTGCCACCAATCCACACACCACCTTCAACTTCCAACGCAACACGATGTTCAACCCATGCGTAATCAAAACGCCAGCGACGTGTTGAATGGAAACGGTGTTCAGTCGATGGCAGTGGTAACTTCTGCGCTCGCAATAGTGCTGTGAACATGTCAGAATGGTGCATTGTCAAACTGTGGGTATGGGTTTGCTTGTGGTTGTGTTGCGTGCTTGGTGACACGCCATGCTTGCAAGCTATTCATCCATCCTTGTGTTCCGTCCTTGCGCTTGAAACCACGTCCACGAACATCAAACACAACATCAACAAGATCACCAACACGCAAGTCATCTGCAATGCGCACGTTGTCTTGCACCAGTTCAAATGACACTTCGTTTGGGTACTTGCCACTGTTGTTCAGCACAACAATGATGCGCTTTCGGAACGTGTCTGTAATCTGCTCAACTGCACCGATGTGCACGAGTTCTCCATTGTATTCCATCACTTTGCCTTTCTTTGTGGTAAAACATCACGCAACACATCAAGTGCTGCTAACCATTCAGCGTCTTTTCTTGTCAATCGTCCCATGTGCTCCATAATGGCAGCACGTTCAAACCATTCTTCGTACTGGCGTTCTGTCATCCGTTCAACCAGCATCATAGTGCCAGTCTTTTCTTGGTAGTGTTCTGGGTTACGTTGCACCATTGTCT